ACGACCAGTGATCGTATAATTTGATTATTGGTGATCCTCATCCTATCTTCCTATAATAAAAATTGGAAAAGATAAAAAACTGAGATCCACATCATATATTTTGTTTGTGGGACTATTTAACAACAATCCTGTTTCTATTTTTGACGTTTCCAGAAAGATGGCAAAAGAAGATCATGGATTGGACAGAGAGAACTATGACCTTTATGAGGATGTTCCAGAGGATATCTCAACATCTTTAATCCCTGGCATAGAGTTCTCTGATGATGAGTTCGATAGGATCCCGGTTTACACTCCTGCAGAATTGAATGATAATCAACTAGTTGCTGCTGCAACCAAATTTCTAGAATCACTCGGAAAGAAGAACTGTCCGGCGGGAATGCAATATTACATCCTCGTTTTAGCACAGAGACTGTCCAAGACTGAACGAGGGCAGTATGAATCTTTCCTGGCAGAAGATCGTCCAACAGGTGGGAGTGATCTGGATAACTCAATAAAGAGTCATATATATGCGAACGTGACTGTGGCTGACAGTGAGAAGGAGGGAAAATCAACTGAAGAGGTCGCTAAACTTAGAGCTGACAAGATATTTGGGGCTGCAAATACAAGTCCTCTTAGGACCCAAAAGGATGAGGATCTTGTCAAAAATGCCACTTTCATTGCAGCGTACCTACTCAGGGCCCTGACTAAAAGTGCTGACAATGTTGGAGCAGCTTGGACCGGGATGAAGGCAAGATTCTTGAGTTTTTATGGGATGTCACTGCTGCAGAGTATCACTACTCTAGATAGGAACTATGTGGTTGATCTCAAGAATCTCCTTGCATCTGACCCGAAAGTGGGTCACACCTGGGTCAGGACCGTGGCATCAGCAGAACATCGACTTTCGGTGAATGACAACACAGCAGGGATGATCCGCTTCTTGGGAGTCCTCCCTCTCTCAATGACAGGCATGCATGCCTACAAACTATTCTTGGAGATTAAGAGACAGTCTAACTTGAGCTCTAAATGGTTGCTTCGAGAACTGACAAGTCCTAGGACCAAGCCAGGTCTCACAGAAATCAGGAAAATCCTGATTAACTTTGAAGACAGAGTCAATGAGAAGAAGTCTGGAAAGTTCAAATATGCTAGACTCATGAGTCCAGCGTTCTTCCAACATCTCCAGACAAAAAGTTGCCCTGACCTGGTCTACGTTGAGATCTGTATCCTCAACAAGTATGAAGCCTTCCCTGCAAACCAAGACCCAAATAAGATCATTGGAATTGAGAAGGTTCCCGAGTCCATGAAAGATCAGCTAAAAGAAGTTGCAAACAATATTGTAACTGCTGCCCCTCAGAGAAATGCTGGGATGTATTCGACCAGCATGAAGAAGGTGTTCCTTCCTACAGATAAGAAATCTGAGACCAAGTCTGCGGCGAAAAAGAATGCTGACCAGATCTTCTCCTAAAGGACTCGGGAATCATTAATATCTACTTTATTGTGTGCTTCCGGCTTTCCTGATAAATAATAAAAACTGAGACCGACAATAACATTTCTAGTTTCTGTCGTTCGAATTTCAAATCTTGGTCAATATGAGCTCATCCAATGCTGCAGTCACTTTTGATGATGATGTCCCTGATGACATAGCTCCCAGGGCATATGATCTGGATTTAGATGGGATCTTCGGTGAGCAAGATGTTGCCGACGCAGACCGTCAGGCGGAGAATGATGTAGAAGAACAGGAAGAAGAAGAAAAGATGGTACCTACCATCAAGGGGGAGAGGTATATCTCCGGTGTGGAAGAGTTGGCAGCTCTTCTCAAGGATCACGCCAACAGGAGAGGCATGGAAATGAAAAAGGAGTGGGTCAATATCATGAAACGGAAGTACCACGAGATGAAGGACAAGATGTTGAAATCTCATGTTGAACTTTTCCTCCTTGGAATTCAAGTGGAGAGAAATACTTCAGTAGACAAGGACTTCAAAGATACCGCCACTCGGCTTAATGATGAGGTCAATAAGGTATCAGGGATCAGCAAAAAGTTGATGGATTCTCAAGCCAAGATTGCAAAGGATGTGGACCAGAAGATGAAGGAGCTGACTGCTTACTGCAGGAAGATGGAATCCATGGTATCAGAGGTTAAGACTGTGGTAGAAAGTGCTTCCAGACCTTCATCGATTGCAAGCTGGGCCCAGGGAGAAGAGAAGAATACATCAGAGGATTATAATTATGACAAATTTCTATCTATGATCGGTTTTTCCGCAAATCACATAAGATCCTCCGTAATGAAGAAATGTCATGTAGCGATAACAGATGAAATGTATACTCATGTCATATCCGGAGAGGCAGATAGCGACGATATGGCTGATTATTACAGCCGTATCCTCAATTATGCTGACAGGGTTGTCAAAGGAAGTAGTAAGGAGGAGAGGACCAGACCTGCTTCTTCCTCCCGTCATGATCCTTATGGAGATCTCTAAATCTATCATCAATCTATCTAGCTATCCTTGGTTGTACCGAATAATGAATAAATAATAAAAACTGAGACCAATATGGACAACAAGCGGGAAAGAATGAATTTTGGGGTGAAGGGGACGATTGCTGTTAGGCATGATATTGTGACAGCGGATGTTGAGATGAAGACCTCTCCAGGTTTATTCGCATGCTTTGCTAAGTCTGCCAGGTATACCTCTCTGATGTCTGTAACAATTAGGTACCAGCCTCATATAACGAGTTCCTCCCATGGAGAAATTGTTGTTAGTTGTTTAGACCGTAGAAACACTGATGAAACTCCGATCGCGGTCCATAAGTTCCCAACGGACAAGAAGACTACATTTGCAATCTCAGGCTTTGATTGTTCCCTCACTGAGGACTGCTGTCCTATCGTTGTCAATGTATCACAGGAACTCACAGGATTAGTGTACGGAGCTGCTGTTGGGGAGTTGATCATAATGCCATCATTTAAATGTTCCAACATCCCTCATTCAGTCTTCAAAACTGAGGTGAAGGAAATAACGGGTAGTCATGTGACCAAGAAGTATGGAGGGATGCTGATAGCCCTTGATTAATAAAAACAGGAGACCTAAATGACTACGAGCAATGTGGAACTCACTATGGCTATATCTAGTGGATGGATTAAGTCAGGAGAGAACATCATCCTTCTGGGCAACTCTTCCTTTCTCGGTACAATTGATCCTCGCTATTATGATATTGACATCTCTATGTCGTCTAAAGGTATATCAGTTGAAGTATTTCGCAATAATAAGTGCATTCCAGCTACTAGCCGCACTCACTTCTCTTTTTCGGGAATTGATGTATGCGACAGGTCACTCAACATGATCGCTTATTGTGATGTAGACCGTGGAGTCGAGATTTCCGGTCTGAGTCGTCTGTCAGCGGATGCCGGAATAAGTATTCATCATGATGCTGTGCCTCATGTCATATCGAACATCAGGCCTTAATTATGTTTACCTTTAAATAATAAAAACTGAGATCAAAATGGCTTCCAGGCTCTTAAACTCTCTGGAGGGGAAAGCTAGAGACATCACCATCACTAGTGAGGATGGGGTGGAGATCCAGTGGAAGAACGCAGACCTCCACGTGGAATGGAACATGAGGGCCCATAACGCCAAGGTCGAACATCTGGGGGGGAAGGAGATAAAACTGGTGCTAGAGCCCTCCAAGGGGAAAGGCCCCAAGATCAACATGAAGCTTGGGGAGTCCACTATGGTCCTCATGGAGGGCGGGCTGACTCTCACCCTGCTGATGACAGTCACTGGAAATATGCAGGGGATCATATGAGACCCCTTAACCGAGTAACTCCCTCACTAATACTAAATAAAGGGGGAGTTTCAATACTAAACGTGTGGTAGGAGTAAGGGATTGATCACCCTTATATCCTTATATATATAAATAAAACTGAGACCAACATAGACAGACAAAATGAGCCGAGTAACAAGATTTTTGTTTTTAAAGCTAGACGTGGAGATGGAGGTAGACTTTGGAGAAGGAGTGATCCCGATCTCTATGAGTCACGAAGTCCTACAATTGCTCCTGGACAAGTCAGACATCCCTGTAGATTTGAGGTCTCGAGTCATCAAGCTCTTACTCTGGATCTTCGATGAGAGTCGTGCAGGGAGACATACTCGAATCCAAGAGAAGAAAGTATCTTCCATCTACATCCCCAAGGCAACCAGATACACTTATTGTTGTCCCAATTATCTGATGATCAGATATTACGGGCTCCCTTTTCCTCAGATGTCAATCAATGCCGAAAGGCAAATCACTCAGGAGGTGAACAACGAGACCAGGAGTATATTTCGGGTCAAGCTGAAGCCCCTTCAGATCAAAGAAATCACTCATAATATGGCTGCTGAGCTCCTAGATGAGAACAGTGGTTATCTGCTGCCAACAACGTACCATGAAGAGGAGAAAAAGAAGTAGGTATTCACTCTCCAAGCTTTGTACTAGTAATCCAGCCCCTTTGTAGTTAAATAAAACTGAGACCTACAGATCAAAATAGTATTAAGAATGTTCCGTCTATTGCTGGTGTCAGTCTTAACCGGACAACTAGTGATTGCAGAAGCCTTCTCAGTCCTCTCTTGCAACCAGACTGAAGAACAACCATCGGTCTTGCAATGCCTGCAGAGCTGCGATTCATTGAAGACTGGGAGGCATGTGGGGATAGATATAATGAAGCATGACGCCTCTACCATCATACAAGTCGCAAAATGTACCTGGATAGTGGAAGAGAGGGCATTTACAGAAACATGGACATTCTCGAGATTTGCATCTGAAGTAACTAGATCTTATTCTCCTGCATCCTCTTTTGAGTGTCGCGGGATGTTCAACAACCATTGCAAAAAGAGGTCAGGGTGTATATCTGGAGATGTTCCTATTGATCCGGTCTACAGTTGGGCAAGAACTGAGATTAGAAGGAGCAAATTCCTTCATATTGAGACAGTAAATGCGACTGCCTATCCATACGAGAAGAAAGGGATGATTATCATAAAGGGGAAGTCCATTCCAATCTCGAATCAAGAGCACATAGAAGGAGATGTGACTTATGTTTGGGATCAGGTGGAAATAGGTAATGACTGCCCGTGGTCCAACAATACGGAGACTCTATCTTGTCATTACCAAGGAGAGTTGGAGGAACACATTGTATGTCCTGGAGAAGGAATTGTTCTTTGGAATACATCTCTTTTGCAAACTGGCTGTAATTGGAAGATATACAAAGATTCCACCGGAATAATATTCAGGAAATTGGAAAATTCAACTGCAGATTGGTATCCGAATATGATAGAAACCGGTGGTGAGGCTTTAAAGGTTCTAACTAATGGAATTAGGTACTCGTTGAGGGTCCGAGACAGTTTTTCATGTCTCCAGAATTGTGGGAATCTCGATAAAGGCCTAGTCTTCATTGGGGGTTATTACTACTATAGAGGAGATCAACGATGTAAACTCGTGAATGGATGCACAATCAATAAATATACATTTTCATGTAATAATGGGAGATACATATGGACGAGGTGTTATTCAGAGAGTGCCTGGATAGACATGGAAAGAGCTGAGCTGATCAAAAATCCCACTTGCGATAGAGACCACAGGAAGAGACTGTCTAAGGATGAAGCAGAGAAGGCTATCAACAAATATCACAATACCTCTAAACTGTTTTCAGTCTTAAACCTAAAAGTTATGAGAGATGTCGAACTTAAAGAAGGGGAGTCAACTGAGATCGCTAGAGTCCTACGGACGAATGCAACACTTGATTCTGAGACTAAAGAAGATAACATCTTCTTATCTTTCCACCCCTGGGAGATGTTCAAAGAGCTGCTGGGGCACATCCAGCATGAAATCAAAGTGATGCTGTTTACTGGCGTTAGTCTGTATGTCGGATATAAGTTGTACACGACCTATAGAGGGAGATCATCGAGCAAGCCTTCCGAGCTGATTGCAATGATTTGAGATTTATCTAATTAAACAAAACTGAGATCATCAACATGGTGTCTCTGGAGTTTGAATTATGGGAGATAAGTGTGGGGTTACATATCTTCGTTATAGTATCTTTATTATTATGGAGATTCAAGTGGTATATCTTGAAAAAGATCACCCAAGACGAGTATCGAGAAAAGGTATTTTATCATACTCATAAATGATACAAAGATTATAGTAATTAATAAAAACTGAGACCTCCATCATCATGGATCTTCTCGAAGATGATGTCAAAAGGCGCATGCGAGGGCTGGGAGATTTCCACCTCCGTTCAGCGATTGTCCCAATCGAGATCAACTCTCTCAGAGCAGGGATAGGAAGGGCAAGAGAACTTCGAGCTTTCCGGAGGATCATGCAATACCACCCAAATGTCTTCTGCGGTGACCCTGCCTCAACTCTGGCCCAGATACTCAGGACATCCTCCAGTGGAGAACTAAAGAGCATTCTCATGTTCAAGGAGACAGTGGAGCTTATCAAGGCCGAGTACAAGGGCATGGGTTTTCTTACATCTAATCAGGATCCAATGGAGAGACTCTTGATGCTCCTCATGAAAGTCAAAGGGATTCGATCTAGATACGCCTCCTCAAAGATAGCCTATCAAAGACTATTGATGTGCGCAAATGCCATGAATTCACAGCGCTCATACTCCGTTTTCCAGCTTGATACGGATGTAGTACCTGGTGCTCCATCTCTCACTGTGAATGGGTTAACTGTAGGAGTGTGGGGAGAGTTTATAACTATATCCTCAGCAGATAATCCTATCTCCTTATTCTCATTAGATGTTTTGAGAATGATTGTAGATAAGCTAACAGAGAGGGATAATGTTATAATCTCTTCTTTTATCGGGGAGAAAATATTCCCACACATATACCCCAAAGTAGATGTGATAACACAGGTATTTGACTTATTCGATAACTGGTTGTACTATAAAGGGAATTCAGGATATCGGCTAATGAAAACATATGAGGCATTGGTCACTGGAACGATTCTAAAGAGGGACAAGTCCAATTATCACAATTCTGAAGATTTTCTGGAAAACACAATTGCGGGGCTGGAGCAAGATGAACAAGAAGTGGCTCGAAAGTTTGTACATATTCTAGATGACTCAAAGCCTTCTCCACATCATCTTACCCAGATAATGGGACTCTTCAGGTTGTGGGGTCATCCGCAGGTGGACGCCAAGAAGGGGGTTGAGAAAGTCAGAACCATCGGGACCAAGAAAAAGTATATCTCAGAGCATGCCAGCCAAATTGCAGGTCGAAAATTCAAGGAAATATTCTTCTCCGAATATTTTAGAAAGAACAGAGTCTACCCTGCGTGTATAGTTGAGGAAGACTGTTGGTTGAACGAATTTATAGTCCAGAATTTAGGAATCAACTTGAAAGATCCTAGATACCACCTTTCTGACTGGGACTGCGTTGAACCAAGAGAGACATTCTCTATTCCCACGACATTCAATCTCTCCATGATAGTGTCTGATACTGCTATCAGTCCTACTCGCGAAGAGATTTTTTCTTGTCAGGAAAAGGGGATACCACCTATGGATCCTTTCATAAGAAGAGGGGTGTTAAAATGGATGAAAGATGGGCTAATAGATTGCGACTCACTCTTAAAGGGTATAAATAGCTGCCAGACCGGGCTTGACAAAGACAACAGAATTATAGGGTTATATCCTAAAGAGAGAGAAATGAATCCAACAGCCAGGATGTTTGCACTTATGTCCTTGAAAATGAGGTCCTATGTTGTTATCACGGAGAACATGTTATCTGAAAATATACTTCCTCATGTCCCGGGGATCACAATGACATACAGTATGTTAGATCTAGCCAAAGAGATGATCAAATCCACTAGATCGCAAGGAAAGCAGGGAGACTTTTCTAGGACATTCTGCATAAACATGGACTTTGAGAAATGGAACCTCAACATGAGGAAGGAAGCCACCTACTACACCTTCTTGGAGATAGGGCGCTTATTTGGTCTTCCCCAGCTGTATAATCGAACCTATGATATATTCAGAAATTCTCTAATATACTTAGCCGATGGGTCTTACACACCAAAATTAGATGACAATCTTGACTCTCTTGAGAAGGATCAAAACCTATGCTACACAGATCATATAGGTGGCTTTGAAGGGTTGAGACAAAAAGGCTGGACCATCTTTACAGTTGTTCTTATAGCTCATGTTTGTGATCAACTAGGCATCCAGTACCGCTTGATGGGTCAAGGTGACAATCAGGTGTTAATGGTTACCATTCATTCCAAGCATGCTCGCCTGAATGGAATAGACAGTCCGGGAAGCAAGAACGAAATAGCTGGAAAACTCCAGATGCTGCTGAGATCCTTGCAAGACACTTTCAGCGAGGTTGGTCTTCCTTTGAAGCCCTTAGAAACCTGGGTATCGGACACCTATTTCTCTTATGGGAAGATGCCGATCTACAAGGGGGTTCCTCTCTGCAGTTCTTTGAAACGTATATCGAGGATTTTCTATTTTTCGAATGAAGACCTGATGACAATAGATAATGCATTGGGGGCTGTCACTGCAAACTCTCAAGCCGCAGTTATGGCAGACATCCATCCAGCCATACCATACTTCATAGCAAAATGGCAACACCTTCAATGTCTTAGTGTATTCTCTAGATACCACCCTCTTGTAGGGGAACCTATGATGGAACATGAAGGCACAGTCAAGTTCCAGATGAAACTTGACAAAGGAGAAAAATGGGAGAGTGAGTCAGATCAGATATTTTCTAGGGAAACCCTGCTCATGATCTATGCAAGTGTGCCGAAAACATTAGGAGGCCTCAACATTGCCACTTACTTTGATATGATACTGAGGGGGTACTCCGACCCTCCAATGAAAGACTACCAATTTTTGAACCTATTAACAGAAGGGTCCACCGGTCAGTTGCGACAAGGTTTAGTTAATTGGAGAAGAGTCCTCTTATCCCCATCTGTAGATTATCTGCACCTCCTCCAGGACCCTACATCTCTAAACATCTTGTGTCCACCGAATTCCAATACAATGATAAAGAGGATGATCCACTCCACCATCGAGGGTATAGATTCAAATTCGGAGTTCTCTGGATGGTTCAAAGAATTGATTGGCATTAGTTCAGAGAAAAAGATGGACGGAATTGTGGAAAAGTTGACATCAGGAGAGGAGATAAACGCGAGACTCAATCATGATATCATGGGAGCCACTCTATTCGGGTACTCTGATGCAATTGCCTCTAAGGTAGACAAGACTGTGACATTGTCCAGGATGACTGTGGCTCAACAAGATGTAGTTGGATCTCTTGTAGCAGGAGAGCAGAGAGTCTGGCGTTATTTAATGTGGAGATCCAACTATAGGGGTGGGGAAGTCCGCATTTCCAGATGCCCGTCAAAGCAAATCAGATATCTCAGGGATAAAGGATGGAAAAAGAAAGTGATAGGAATCTCAACTCCTTATCCATTTCATTTTATAGGAGGCATAGAAGACACAGATCGGACGGACTCATACGTCGAGGTGGTAGTCAATGACCTCGTATTGAGTCATCCAGATCTTCTTCAGACAGCATCAGGATCGTCCTTGCCCTATTTAGGCAGTGTGACAAAGGAGAAGCTGCACAATACTGCTGCCAGAGCTGCATATGGGACTGAGCCTTTAATAACAAGACCATTGCGATTGCTGAGAACTATAGGGTGGTTCATAGATGAAAACAGCAATCTAGCTAAGTCTATAGAGAATCTCCTCCGAGCAGTTACTGATCTTGATCCTAGTGAGGTTATAGTTATCCCAGAACATGTGAAGGGTTCAATGATGCACAGGTATGTGGACATGGCCTTAAAGCACGGGTCCTTATGGATGCCATCGTTTGGTCCTCCCTCTCATCTATCAATATCGACAAACTATTTTGCGGAATACGCGAAGGGATCCAAAAATGTTACTCTACATTTCCAGGCACTACTAGGATTGATACAGTATTCTGTCATCAATAAATGCATGTCAGGTGAACCGAGAAAGATTCTTCGATTCTACAGGACTTGTCCAGACTGCATAACTCCGGTAGATGAACCAAAAGAGGACATTGCAGAAATTCTATCTGATAAGGAGATTCCCTCTAGACCTGACAACCCCTACTTATTTGTCAAAAAGGAGAAAATAGCCTTAATTCACAAGCGAGAGCTCGACAATTATGAGAGTATTACCGTTATCCACAAACCATTTATAATAAAATACCCTCATGTAGGTAGAAGATTCTTGACTGAGGTCCTGTCTGTTCGAACAGCAAATGCAATCCTCTATCAAACATCATTGGAAGACTCAGGAGTTCTTGATATTTCCGGTGTGAGCAGAACTATCTTTCTAAAGTTGGATATACAGGCCTTCTTTCTGACAATAGCGAAGATGATATGGATAGGAGCATCTTCAACGGCCAGAGTAGCATCTGGAGACATATATCCCTCGTGGGCATACATGAAGGACTCATTGATCAGGAGAGTATGGGAGGCCCCATCTTCTGCATTCACGATCCTGTCGGGACTATATCTCTGGGAAGAGAATATCAATGAGATGGTAAGATATTCGTGGGCGGTTATGCCTCTCACTTACCCCGCAACACCGAGCTCCGTTTGCATAGCAGCAAAGAACTCATTGATAAGATTTATGGGAAGAGTAGAAAATGTGAGCATCGCATCATCCTGGCTTGTGTCACCTCTCATCAAAGTGGACCCCGGGATCCTACTAAAGTCGAATCTGCTATTTTATCGAGGGAAAATCCGATCGGAATGCAATTCATGTGTCACAGTAGGAATGTCATGCAAGATCAGATCTAGCTCAGACTGGTCAGAGATAGCTAAGATCAAATGCAAGAGCGGTCATAGTGTATTCACCATGAAAGGGTGGAAGCTATTAAAGAGGCTCGTCCTGGATATTGAGACACTTGCAGATAATGTTCCAACTGCTCCACGAAAGACCTTGCCTAGGGCTGATAGAAAGTTCCCATTAGTTGCTCCCTACGGAATAACTCATGAGTTGGCGAACCAGTCAACATTCTCGGGAGCCTCAGAGGTGTCATATCAGATGCCCGGAGAAGAATTCCTGCTCAGACCCAAAGATGACTACTCTGACAAGTACGAGTATGCTCTCCCGACAAAGGCTATATACAGGGTTTTTGAAGGGGTCAGTGAGGTTCCAGAATTTAAGAACTTCGGGTCCATTTTAGTCTTAGGTGATGGATTTGGGTATTCCTCACTTGTCTGCAAAATGATAAACCCGGATGCTAAGATAATTTCCTGGACATTGATAGATCCATCATCTGGAATACAACACTGTCTCCGGTTGTCACGTCCTCCTACTCATTACATGTCAAATATGCAAATTGACAACTCTCCCACAATCGAGTACCCATCCGATGTATCCGACCCTAAATTCAAGGAAGCATTAAAAGAGGTAGTGGAGAAGAGAAAGGTAGATCTAGTCTTGAGTGAAGTGGAACTATTGTATTCTGGGGTAGAAATGACAGAGCTCGATATGGTTCTACAATATTGGGAGTCTGGAGTACAACACGTACTACACAAATTTCAGTTTCAGACATTCACTCAAGTTAGAGATCTAATTGAGTCTGTACGATCCCTATATGGATCCTGGAAAATATTTATATCAGGGACTGTAAACTTCAAATCTGGAGAGTTCTGGCTGAAGATGTGGGACAGACGTGATGATCCTATCTCCAAATCGAAACTAACCTATAACTCTACTATCCTTCTGTACGACACACTGCGGCTCAATCACGAAAATATGTTATTGGTTTCTCCAGGGGGATATTGCTCTGATCTGAACAAGCATCTAGATGCTACATTCCTGAAGGGGTATCGAGAACAGATGCTTGACATATGGTTCCAGGATGCGTCCATAATTCATTGGAGAGCAAAGGATTTCACACAGATGTATTATGCGCTTCGGACAGGAAAAAGGCCTGCACACGTCCTAGACACGCAGGGGAACACTGTCTATTATCTACATGCAGACATGTCTGAGAAGATATTCGAGCGCCTTCTGACCTTGGCGCTGTCTCTGCTCAAGAGTGAGAGCAGATTTATAGGGATCCTGGACCTCCCCTGGAAACTCAAATGGGAAAAATCTCAAGAGACTGTATCGGTGAGAAGTAAGTACAAGTGGGCTCCTGCACTAGTTCAAGAAGGGAATGTTTTGATATCCGATAGAGTGAGGTCCAATATAATCAGGTACCTCCCCTGCGTTTCCGCAGTCAGGAGAGAGATGGGAGTCTCTTATGAGACTGTCCCGAAGAGGATTAGATTCTGTCCTCCTGGGAAGAATACCAAAATGCTCAGATTTGACATCACAAAGGGGGCATCATTTACAACTCCCTATTGACCATAGTATAAATAATAAAAACCATTATGATAAAAACCATGATTGTTTATAAAACAAATAAATCTATAGATAAGGAAAACCGTCTATGTGATGATCATCCTATCAGAAATCTTCAGAAAAACGAAAAGCGGAGGTCTGATAAGCGATGCGTAAAGAGAAATTCGCAGAACTATCCCTAATAATGAAGTGAATGGAAAAAGAGATATCTACAGATTGGATAAAAGAGTGTGTGAGAGGTAGATCAGAAATCAAAGTGTAAAGGCTAAAAAGACAAATAATCGAAATTCCGATTATTCATATTAACTAGTAGGATATTGGGACACACCAAATGATGGTACAGATTGCGGCTCACTTGGTCGT